ATGTTCTAGTAGTCATTGAGTTTACTGTGTCTGTTACTAAAAATGGTCCTTGAAGCTTATTCTCTACAACTATTGTTGATGGCATTGCCATTTTTTTACTTTCGTCTTGACTTTCTATTTTAGTAGATCCAACTTCTTTTTTAGCAGCCCCATCTTTTACACTTACGCCTCCAAAGTCTCCGCCTAAAGATCTAATGCTATCGCCAGTGCCTTCAAGAAATGCTTGTATACTATCTGCTTTTTCATCTGATATTGCACCGAAAAAGTCTAATACTCCAACTACCCCTGAAGCAATGGTAGCAACTATGTCTACGACCTGTGCAAATATATCTCTTATTTTTATTATAATAGCTCTAACATTTCCTGGTTCTGATAAATAGTTAAAGAAACCTTCTAACTTTTCTATAATACCGCTCTTCTCAACAAAATCAGCAATAGATTGTTTGATCTTCTCCATGAACGCACCAATCTTTTCTTGCATAGACGCATTGACTAGTGATTGATAAGCTTCTTCACCTACAGCAGCAGTTAATGCTTCTTGTGTTTTATATCTTTGTAAACCTAATTGTAATTGCTTCTGTGCATTATCTGTGTCTTTTGCACCTAGTTTAGATAATAGTTCTTGTCTCTTGAGCATTTCACCCATTTGATCACGACTCATACCGAATGCAGAAGCTAGTGACTCAGCTTGTATACGATTAAGTTTTAAAAAATCACCTGCAGATCCAACTTGCCTAGTTATTTCTGATGCTGCTGTTGCAAGATCGTTATTTAAAAAAGCTTCACGGGCTTTAGCTAAATTAATTTCTTTTCCAGTTAGCAGTTGTGCTTCAAACTCTTTTGATATAGAAGACTCAAAGTCTAAGAAAGAATCTGCTAAAGAGTCAACTTGCTTTAACTCCATACCCATTGCCTTTACAGTAAGTAAAGACTTAGTTAATTGTGCCGGGTATTTTGCAAAAGAAAGTCCTAAATAACCACCTAAGTTAGATGCTTCTTTTAATATCTTTTGATATTGAAAGCTAACACCTGTTGCTTGCTTTAAACCTGTAACTTGGGCTAAAACAGACTTAGTAATATTTTGTGAAGATTGTCCTGTTATTGTAGACGCTTCAACTATACCTTGTCTTGTTTCTAAGTCTAAGCCAGTTATATCTTTTAACTTAATGTTAGTAGCTAACTGTTCGTTAGTAAGTCTATTTGTGACACCTAAAGCATCTACAAACTCCATTTGAGACTCAACCATCTTTTGGCTATTGATGAATAAGTCTCCAGAAGAAATGCTAAGATCTGCAAACTCCATTTTAACTGCTCGAGCTTCATCTGTTGAAAGGTTCATTGCTCTTGCAAACTTGACAGTTTTGTCTTGAATCTCTAGTATAAAGTCTAGAGCGGCTTTTAATCCTTTAACTAATAGGCCGACACCTCCTATTATTGCTACTGGATCTAGTAAAGAAGAAAATGCAGATTTAAATATAGATCCAGCTCCAGCAAAAGCAACTTGAAAACCACCTATAATTTTAGAGAAGATTCTTGCTCCTTCAGACATCTTTTTTTGTTCATTTACTAAATTTCTAGCTTTAGTACTCATAACAGAATAAGCCTCTTCTCCCATGCCTATTTTTTCAGCAAATATTTTCATCAAGTTTCCTGATATCCCTAATTGTCTTGATACTTTTTTTTCTGTTTCTAAAGCAGCTTGACCAGCTATTTTTTCTTCTTCTGCTATTTTAGCAGCAACTTTTGCGTATTCTAGATTTTTTAATTCTATATTTCCTTCTAACTTAGCATTATTTATATCTATCTGCTTTTGAATCCTCTCTCTTTCTTTATCTGTTTGTGCTTTATTAAATAATGAATTTAAAGTTTGTGTATATGCTTGCTGCCTTTTAGTTTCTTCAGATAGACCAGCTTCTAAATCTAGAATTTTTTGTTTGGCAATATACTCTTTTTGATTTAAGTTAGCTAGTTCTCGCTGTACTTCTTTAACATTTACCGCGCCTCTATTAAGACTATCTAATCTAGCTGAAATCTTCACATATGCTTTTTGCACATTATCAAGATCTCTCAATGAATTCTTGAGAAGATTGTTGTAATCTCCTTGTTCATCTATAAGCTCTCTTAAAGCTGCTTTAGCATCTAATATAGATTTTTTAGCAGATTGCTGATCGCCTGGTGGATTCTGTCCTGAAGGTTGGTTAGGTATTGCCATTTACATTATACTGCTTACGTATAAATATTTACCTTTTGGTTTTTACCTTAGATACAAAGGTAGGCTCTTCTGCCCTTTTGACAAAGTCTGGCAGTTTGATCTTGGACACGTCTGTTTTCTCAGTTACCTTCTGTTGATTTTGGTTACGTATCTCTTCTACCTTCTCAAGGTATTCGTTGATCTTCTTGAGGTTAAACCTACGTTTTGGCACGTCCATATTCCAGACCTCGGAATAGGTGAATCCACCTCCTCCATGATAGGTGAGTTCAAAAACCTCGGTCATGAATGCGGACCTATAGTCCGCTCCCGGGAAAAAAGAACTCGGCTCCCATAGGAAGGGATGTTTGTATCTCTGTCGAGTCTTTTAGAGTAAATGCTACTGTAGTGTCGATGTCTGGTGTTACTTCTGCTATGTATTTTCTGAGCTCAATCGAGTCTCTAGATAAAAGATACCCTTGATCAATAAAGTCACGAACTGTCTTAACAGAATAGTCACCATTGACTGATGTGATCTGGTATTTAAGCCTGGTTGACAACATACCGGCTTCTTGGCCTACAACCTTCTTCATACCTTTGATCTCTTCATCGATCTTCTTATCGTCAGTCACTGTTAATACCTTGAACGTCACTTCGTTCTTAGAATGAGGTAGAGTGAAACTAAATTCGTTCTTGTTAGCAAATTTAGACCAATCTAACTCTTTATATTTAAGAGTCTGTAGATCAATCTCTACTTTCTCTTCTTCGTCTGTATTAGGATTAGTATACTTAAAAGTATAGTCCTTACCATATGCTAGGATCCTAGCGGCTATCAGTAAGCCATTTCTGTCACCTAAGGTTAGGTCTTCGTAGTTGATAGGTGACTTGATTAGGCTCTTGAGCATCTTCTCGATGGCGAGGCCCTGGCGAAGCAGGTTGACATTTGTAAGGATGTCTTCCTCTTTCGCTGTCATGTACTTCATTTCAACTTTACCGGATGATAATGGGTTTTCTTTTGGGTAGATAAGACCTTTTGACGGGAGATCTATAACCTCTGATGGAACCGTGAACTTTTGTTCTGACATAAATTTGATTTTATATTATTTTGAAAATTTCCAAATAAAGCCTCCTGCTGACTTTCTACTCCCTTTACATACACTTCCAACATGGCTAATGTCTAAAGTTAATTCAGCAGAAGTTATACAAGGCCAGTATTTTATAAATGCCTACCATTTACAACTACCTTTTATATATAAATATACTAATATTAAATTTACCAAAATAAAAAAAGCCCCTAGTAAGGTTACTTGTATCGTATGCTATAGCCTTTAATAAAAACACCGGGCTTCTCTTTTAACCTGAACTGTACAGTGCTTGGATTAACTCCTAATAATCTACTTAATTGAAGTCCGCTACCAGCTTCTAATACAGTACCATCTTCTGATTCATATATTACAGCACCTTTAGATGCATTTGCTAATAGCCCTACTTTGCCTGTCTGTCTTTTTTTAGCTATATCAGAGTACTTTTTTCTAGTCTCTTCTGTGGGTGTCCAGTTCTTTTTATTACCAAGACCATTTTTATTACCTTTCATTATTTCACCCATCTTCTGTTTAAATGAGTTTGTCTTATCTCTCTTCCAAAGTTGCATTAGTAACTCTCTAGCCTCAACATACTCTTGCTCAGTTATCTTTCTACCGTTGTTATAAGTCATTCTGTGAAATGCCCAGAGCATCTTCTGGCCATATATCGTGTGATGCTTAAATGATTCAGCTAAATATCTATGCGCTTTGTAGTGCTCTTCTGCTGTTAGTAAAACTGTTGAGCTCTTCTTACCAAATGATGTAGGTACAATGTGATGGCGTTCATAGTATGTGCCTTGACCTTTCTTCCTGTTTTCTGCTATGGATTTACGTATAATAGCAAAGTAATTTTTAAGCATAAAAAAACCTCCCCTTTATAATAAATATCAGGGAGGTTAGTAAATTGATAGTTGAGTACTCAGTAATTTAATACACAGTAATCCATGCCGATTGACATAGTCAATTCTGTAGGATCAGATGTTGACCAGTCGTAGCTGCCGAAAGTTGCTTCTTTAATAAAAGCACCTTTGATGATCCACTCACTTACGATATCACCTACAGGGCCTAAGATAGACAAGTTAAGATCTTTCTTGTAAAAGTCAGAGTAACCGTCACGGCCTGTTACAGATTCGTGGTGTAGACGTACCCACTCAATTACGGCTTGTTGGCCAGATGGAGAAATTGGGTTGTAAAGAGACAAAGTCATATCACGCCACTCGGCTTTACCTTTAATCTTACGGTAAACGTTGATGTGATCTAACTTGATCTCATTTAAAGTAACACCAGGAGCGTCTGCCTTTTTGATCATGTAAGAAGGAATTCCGTCGATGTACATGATAAAGCGGTTTGTTACTGTAGGTTCAAACGCCGTGAACATTATTTCATTTGGGTCCAATACTGGCATTGTATGTGTGATTTAGTTTCTTACTTATAAATATTCAATAACTAAATTATTGTTCTTCGTCTTCTTTGTGCTTCTTCTCATTAAGGCTCTCTTCCATTTTCTT